AGGGAGAAGCGCTGACGGTGCCGCAGCCTGCCTCGGCGCTGGAACTGAACGCTGCCTGGCGCTGCCGCGAGTTGGGCCTTGCCAGCACGGAGGCTGACACGATTCGCCTGGCTCCTCTGAATGGTCAAGTCATGTCGCTGCCGGGTGCCTATATGATCTGGGAGAACACGGGCAACCCCATCAGCGTGCGCCGCTTCTACAACGGTGTGGCCGAGACTAACTGGATCTCGATCCCCACGGGTCAGAGCATCATCATCCCGGCACCTCCCGGCTATCAGATTGCTAGTGAGTGGACCCATGTGCTGGCGTTCAAGGGCGCGGCGGGCGATACGGTCAAGTATCTGCCGATGGACCGGTAAATGGCAAAACTGAAAGACAGTGAGGTCGCCCGTATTGCTGAGTGGCAGAAGGCCATCCAGTTCTACGGCACTCCCGAGAAGGGTTACACCGACTCGGGCCTCTGGTCTTTCTTGCCCTACGTCTACACCAAGGACTCACACGATAGCGACGATCCTGTCAAGCCGCTCATGGACGATGCGCCCGAGTACTTGTTCGTAGTGTTCCTGTATATGCTGGCCTGCCCGGTCTTGGCTGTGCCGAAGTCGCGTCAGATGCGCCTGTCTTGGGCGACGACCGCTTTCTCTGTATGGCACACAATGACCGCCCCGTATCGGCACACGATCTACCAGACGAAGAAGGAAGATGATGCGTTTGCGATGGTGTCGCAGGGGTCGAAGAACCCAGCCGCAGGACGTATGGACTTCATTATTCAGCATCTTCCTGGTTGGCTGCGCGATGGGCACGTTGTTAGTGGTCGCGGCAACTCGGTTGGATGCCTGACGTTGAGCCCGAAGGAATACGATGAGCATGGATTCCGTATTCCTTGGTATGGTTCGGCAATCAATGCCATACCTCAAGGCGCTCATCAGGTCCGTCAGTACACGCCCTCGCTTCTGGTCAGCGATGAGTCGGCGTTTCAAGAGGAATTTGAAGCCTCGATGATCGCTGCAAGGCCCGCCGTGGCCGGGGGAGGTAAGGTACTATGCGTATCGTCCGTCGATTCGGGTAGCGCCTTCAACCAGATGGTGCTGGAGTCGCCTACCGGGGATATGCACGAACATTGCGTGCAGCCCGATGTGCAGACCGCTCTTGACATGATGGGCATGGCTTGGCCTCGGGGGCTCAAATCGTGGCAGACTCCCTCCGGAGTGTGGTGCCTTGAGGTTCACTACACCGCTGACCCGGCGAAAGACCCCGCACGCGACGGTGCCTACTGGGTGAGCGAGGCGGTCAAGGGCTACGTCGGGGGATTTGAGTCCTCGGGCTGGAAAACCGAGATGGAGATCGACTACTCCGCTGGTGGCGGCGATCCGGTGTTCTCTTTCATCACTGGATTGCAGCATCCGATCTTCTGTGAGCCCGTGGGCGAAGATCGCGCCATCAATACGATGAACATTTACGCGGGTTACGACTACGGAGCGCGGAACAACTCGTCGTTTCAGGTGTGGGGGTTCGACAAGACCGGTCATCCTTGGTCACTGTGGGAGCTTGTTGAACCCTGCACCAATATCGCGGATCATGTGGCGAAGATGAAGCGCTGCCCATACTGGGAACACATCCAGTACATCGTCTGCGACCCGTCGATCATGGCGAAAACGCAGCAGACAGCTACGGGCACCAAGTCAATTGCCGAGATTTTCGCTGACCACGGGGTCACGTTCGTCAAGGGCAGGCGCGGGGCTGATGTCCCGATGGCGATTCGCTTCCTGAGCGAATATTGGGCTGACCCCAAGAACCCAGGAGCGCACATCTGCGCCAAGACGAACCCGAATCTTGCCCAGACGGTGATGAACCTGCGCTGGGAAAAGCATCTGTCCGCTGGCGTAGCGATGCGCCACAACAATCCCGAGCGGATTCGGGACAAGGACAACCACGATTGGGATGCAACTGCTTATTTGTTCGACACGCGCCCGAGTAACTGGATTGCGCCGACTGTCAAGCGAACAGGCATTTGCTTCCAAGACTTGCTAGAGAGCCTAACAGAGAAGCACCGCAATCGGACTAGTCCAGACCGTGGGGGGATTCGTGTCGCCTAAGAGGAATCCACTTGCAATTGCGATGCTAGGCGATATGCAGGACTTCATGGGCGAGTCTAACGAATGGTTTGTGCAGTATGGCTATGGCACGGCTTATCCGGTCACTGAGGTCATTCGGTACGAGATGTATCACGAATGCCCGCTGTGCGATATGTCGGCTATCTCAAGAGGCGCGGTACATTCTGTTCTAGTGTGCCCGAAATGCGGCCTTGACATGATCGTGTCTACGAATAGGAGCGAAGATGAATTGGCTTGAGGAAATGATCGCCCGCATCCAGATGGGGCAGGCTACAAGTAATCCCACTCCTGGGTATACAAAGACTCAGATGATGACCAACCAGATGCCCATGGGAACGCCGACGCAAGACCCGGCACAGTTTAGTGGCCCATACTACCAGACCCCGTATGGCGGCAGTTCTTTTGTGCAGGAGTCAGATGTAAGCGCTCCGCTTGGTGTTGAATATACCAGGAGTCTCACTGGTGTTGCTGGAGAAATGGGCCGTCGCAACGCGCCCGGAAATTACAGCAACCCATATACGCTTGATTACAACTACGATACCATCAAGGGCTCGCTTGGGAGCCACGGATCAAGAATCGACACACTCGATTATAACCCACGAGTTTCAAGGGAAGTCGCTCTGAGAATGCTGCTTGATGCTGCACGCGAAAAGGCTATTCAGGATTCTCGAAACGCGAGTGGTAAGTAAATGATCGGTCGCGCCGTTAAGCAGTTCTCCAGCGCCGCAGACGATAGCGTCAAGTGGTGGATGCACCAGATTGACCGTGGCATCAAGCTGCGGAAAGAGGAAGAACCGCGCTGGGAACACAACGAGTCCTTTGAGGACTTGAAGCAATGGGGCGGCGACTTCGGTTCTGACGACGAGGTGACGGTCAACAAGGTCGGCTCCTGGATTCGCTCACGCCGCGCCAGCCTATCGTACAAAAACCCCCGCGCCAAGGTGACGCCCAAGACCACGGATGGCTGGGAGCCGACTCCTGTGCCCGTGATGGGACCGGATGGCACGCCCAAGACCGACCCGATGACGGGTCAGGTCGAAGTTCGCATGGTGCAGAAGCACAAGGTGCGCGAGGCGCTGCTGAATAACATCACTAGCAACCCAATGTTCGGGTTTCGCAAGACCATCTCGCGGCTTATCAAGGCGGGTTCTCTCGGCTACGGCGTGTTGAAGGTGGGCTATCGCCCTGAGTTTGAGACTGCGTATAGCGAGAACGATCCTGAGCAGAAGGTCAAAATCACGCCCGATGGGATCGACTTCTCGGGCTATCTGACGAATCCCGTCACAGGACAGCCGGTGCTGGACGACGATGGCAACCTGATCGACAGGACCAAGATTCCTGCCCATGAGGATTGGTTCATCGACTGGACGCACTATCGCCACATGATCATCGACCCCGATGGCGGCAACGACTACTTCCGTCATTGCTGGGTGGCCCAGGAATACGTCCGCTCTCTTGAGGATGTCAAGAACGATCCGCTGTTCAAGAACACGAAAGACCTTGAGGCCACGGGTAGCGTCGATGGCGGGGACGAGAGCGGTACGCTGTCTGCCAACACAAATTGGCTTGACGAGGACAGCCGGGACAAGATCAAGCAGGTACGCCTGTTTGAAATCTGGGACTTTAAGAATGACCGCCTAATCGTCTTGGCCGATGGGCACGGCAAGCCGCTGCGCGATGAGCCGATCCCGGTCGGCTCCAAGTACGGCCCGTTCGTCATGTATCGCCCGAACGAGATCATTGGCGAGGACGAGAAATTCTACCCTCGTCCGCCCGTGAGCGACCTAGCTCCGATTAACGACGAGTACAACAAGGCTCGTCAACAGCAGCTTCGCGCCATGAAGAAGTCGAATCGCAAGATTCTGACCAAGGAAGGCGCACTCGATACCGTCAATCTGGACAAGTTGACCAACAACCGCGACATGGAAGTAGTCAAGGTCAAGGTCGATGGCAACTACGGCATTGGCGATGCGCTGGTTCAATTGTCATCGCCTCCCGTGAATGACGCGCTGTACCGCAACATCGACCAGATTTCGCAGGACTTCGATGAGGTCGGCGGGATGCCCGGCGAGGATCGCGGCGTGGCGTCGTCCAACACGGCTACGGGCGTCAACCGTATGGCGCAGGGCGCTGGGTCGCGGCTGTCGTTCGACCGGGACGACCTGGCCGAATGTCTGCGCGAGGCGTTCAAGAAGCTCGATGACTCCATTGAAGCGAACATGACCATCGAGCGGGCTATCCAGATCATGGGCGAAGATGGGCAGGCGTTTACCGCCATCATCGACGCCGATATGATCGCGGGCGACTTCGACGTTGACATTGACATCGAGGACATGATCCCGGTGGACTCGGCGCAGCAGGCTGCGCTCAAGGTCCAGATGATGCAGATTGCTGGCCAGTCTCCGTGGCTGTTCTCGGACGAGGAACTGGCTATCGGCTGGTGCAAGGAATTCGGCATGAAGGACATCAACTTCGCCAAGGCGTTGAGCCGTCAGGCGCAGCAACAGATGCAGGCGATGATGGCTCCGACGCAGCCGATGGTTCCCGAAGCGCCGCCGCCGATGAACGAGGCTGACGCTATGGCACAGACTGGAGCCGGGATGCAGGCTCCGAATATGCAGGGGGCGGCGTGATCTATAAACTGAGATGTCCGAACTGCCTTGAGGCAGATGATTACAACTTGGCGATGGATGATGTCGATGCTGTCGTCCCCTGCGAATTTTGTGGCATGGACGTATCCCGCAAGACAGACCGAGTGTGGGAGCCGACGTTCTCGATTCAGGGAGATACCGTCCCTGGTGGTTGTTCATACGACTACTGGGACGGCAACCTCGGGGTTCAGGTAAAGGGCAAGCGGCACCGACAAGACGAAATGAAGCGCCAAGGCCTGCGTGAGTACGCACCGGACCCCGAGTTGAAAGCCGCCCGCGATGAGGCACATTACATCCGCACTCATTCAAGGGCAGGAGAGACTAGTGCCAAGGAGGCCGCTAGTCAGATCGTCAAGACAGCCTCCAAAAAGAAGCAGGCTGCGCGTATCAAAGACATGATGGATAAAGCGCCGCCATTTGTGTTGCCCGATTAAAGGAGAACTCTGATGAGCGATCCGAACCTCTCCGCTGGAGACAAGTTCGCCGCTGCTAATGAGCAAGCCCTTGCTGAGTGGACTAATGATGGCGATGACGCTGTTGTTGAGACTGCCGACGAGGAACCTGCCGAGGCAGTCGAGGAATCTGATGAACAGCAGGAGTCTACGGACGAACCTGCTGATGACGATGTAGAGAATGTCGTCGTAGAAGATCGTTCTGCGACCGAGTTCGACCCGGCAAACTGGGACGGCAATATGTCGTCACTCCCCGAGTCGCACCGGAAGCTGGTCGATCCAATCTACAAGACGATGGAACGCGGGATGCACGCGAAGTTCCAGGAACTTGCCTCGCTCAAGAAGGAGTATGAGGCCAAACTTGAGAAGCTTCATAGTGACCCGACGCCCAAGGCCAAGCAGGCAGAAGTAGTCCCGCCAATCCCGACTGCTGACCTCCCTTCTGAGGTTCAGGAACAGATGTGGAACGAGCGCGACCGTTACTTCGCCCGCAAGGCGATTGAGGAAATGGCCCTT